ACTCTCAGAAATAAGGAAATCAGCAAGGAAGCAGGGCTCAAATTCGACACTAATAAATAGCCTAAACAGCTAGCCCCCTAGGGCTTGATTTAGCCCCCCAAAATTGGGGGGCTTTTTCTTTGCCCAATTTTTAGCCCCTATTGACCTAGTAGAAACTTAAATCGGCTCTCAGTGGCGAATTCTGGCGCTTAAATCTCTCGGGAGTGTCTTTATACCTTTCGGGTAACTTGCATGCACTCAGCAAGCACACAGCCCCTATTACGTCGATTTTCTGATCTGCTCACTACTACAGTAGCAAGACCCAAAAAGCCCCCAAAGCCCCCAAACCGAAAAGCTAAATCGTGTCAGTTAGCCTACCCACTTGACAGCCTCGAAAAGACTCATTTTGAAAAATTTTTTGATCTGAATTTCTCAAACAAGCAGAGCTTAATCCACTGGAGTTCGTAGACAAAAAACAGAATGTTTTTTGTACAGGAAGATTTATGTATAAGAATATATATATACGTTTAGTATATATATATTTTATACATAAATCACGCGTGGTGGTGCGCACACACATATGTATGTGCACATGAACCGAGCCGATTTTTGCCCCAATTTTTCACCGATTTTTGCCGAAATCCCTCTTCAGAAGAACTCTTAACATCTTCATCAGTCAAAACAATATCTATCTTAGGACTTTCATCGCTTCGCTTTGAAGATGAAAGGTCCCAAGACAGATAAATGGGCCGAAACGGAAACGGAGCAGCGAAATGAATGACAAAAACTTGAACGAAATAACGGATCAAATTGCTAACGGCTTGTATGAGCTTAGTTATTTCAGTAATACAAGAAGTCATATGGATAACTGGTTTGAGTTACTAAATGTAGTAATTGAAAAACTACAAGATATGCATGGTGAATTTGATGGATTTGATATCGAAGCCGAAGTTAATTTTGTAGGAAAAGCCACAAATGGACCTAGTTATGAATTTATTGGAGATATGTCGATTGATGAATACGGAGTGATTACTTGTATAGATTGTTTAGAACCTATAGACGAGTGTACACACGCATCTTAATCAAAATAAATCATAAGAACTCTCTAAATCTTTTTTCCATCCCTACGGTCTGTAAATGAAAAAAAGATAGAGAGAACAGCGGAAACGGAGTGAAGCATGGCAAGCAAAACAATCACAATCGATTTAACACCGAATTGGGAAAACATCATAAGAGCTATGGAAATGTCTAAAGCAACTATGACTGCTAAACAGTGGGAAAAGAGTGCAGAAAAAAGAGTAATGGATGAATGTTTAAAGAGTAGAGGGTAAGCAAATGACTAAGAATTTTGAAGATAGTTACTGGAAAAATCACCACCGAAAGCTGATACAGCTTCGAGCTGAAATGAAAAATCACCGACTTGGTGACGAATGGACTAACAGTCCATTTGAAGATGAACTAAAAACCACCGAAGAAGTTATTGCCTATAGGCAAGAACTGAAAGAAGAAAGATTGATTGGCGATTTCGGCAGCCTTTATGAAGTACCTAGACATGATTGTAATTATTGCAAAGGATATCTATTCCCAAATGGATATTTTATGAGTGTTATATCTTTCCATTGTTCTTATGTTAGTGCTTATGGAAATGAAGATCAGCCATATGAAATAGCTATAAGAGTAGATTCTACTGGTGATTTTGTTCATTTAGATGGTTATGACTACCGTCATGACGATGTTCTTGGTTACCTCCCCTTAGAAGATGTCGCTGACATCTTTTACCAAACGAGAGACTTAGCTACACACACATCTTAATCAAAATAATCATTAAAGAAAACTCTCTCCTTTTTCCCATCCCTTCGGTCTGTAGATGGAAAAAAGAATAGAGCAAAAGCGAAAGGAAAAGCATGGAGCCAGAAATTGACGGTTTAAACGAAATCTTCCACTGTGAAGAGAGTGGAAAGTGTGATTGCTGTGAAGCAATTTTCTTACCAACCGATTGGACTGATTCAGTCCTAGCTGAAGAAAGGATGTAAAGATGGATTAGGAATTGAAAATCTGAAAGACGTGGACACACTCTAAATCAATCAAAAAGAATATCTTATCAATCTCCCTCATCCCTACGGTCTGAGAATGAGGAAGATTGAAAGATAAAGTGAAACGGAGAAACGAAATGGCAATGACAAGAAAGCACTATCAAGCAATCGCTGAAGCACTTGGAGAAGTTCATGCTATTAAACTTGCTTTTAGCTATAACTCCAATCCAAAATTAGCTCTTGAAGGAGCTATTACTGGAATAGCTGACAGATTGGGTTCCATATTTGAAGCAGACAATCCCAATTTTGATTGGGATCGCTTTAAATCAGCTATCGAAAAAGAGTTTGATGAAACTATGGAAAGACTTCCGTACAACAGCAGCAACTGGCAGTTTTAAAAAAAAGCAATCTTGAAAGGATTAAATATGACCTACCAAACATACAGAATTTACACTCAAGACTTAGAGAATTACGACACTGATTGTGTCGTAAATGAAGGGATTTGGAAGGCTAAAGGTGGAGATACATACAAAGTTACAGTGCCAGAGGGTTTTAGGGCTAGAAATAATGCTATGGCTCTTGTTTCACAAGAACTAATTATCAACGGCGGCTTTGTTCAATACATTTCTCTGGTAGAAAGATGTGACAATGATTGGATTCCATCTAATGACTGTAATGCTGACCCTTGTAGAGATGAATATTGTGTAGAAGATGATAAAAGATTGAAAATTATTTCAATCAAATAGATTTGTTGAACCACTACGATCCATAACTTCGGTTGTGAATCGTGTTGGCTTTACAAACGTTAAAGTCAGGCAAAGAAAGGATGCGGTTACGTGACTAACCCATTAAACAACTCATGGTATTCAACTGGAACCAACAAGTATTCCATACTGGATGAAGTAGCTACAGCTACAGATACGCGTGAGTCAGTAGTTCAAAAAGAAGTCGAGACAATCTTGGCTAGTAGTGAGTGTAAACACTCAGTTATGGAAGTTATGGTTGATATGAGCAGCGTTTGGATGTTCGCGTCAACTAAAGCTGACGAGCTAACCTCATATCTTAGAGAGATAGAAGGATCTATAGACTCTATAGAAGATGTAATTGGTGGTGGTGATTATGATGTTGATTGGTATGACAGTGGTGATGAAGTAAAAATTACTGTTAGTAAATATGATGGTAGTGATGACGCAGAAGCATATATCAATGACGCAAGAACTGAAATTAATGATTTGATTGGTGAAATTCACCAACAATTAAGCGATATTCGTCAAGAAGATATTGATCCAGAAAACATCTACCACCTATGCACAGAGTGTAGAGCTACATTCAATCACGAAGAAGTTAAGTATGTAAAGGAGGCTCAGGCATGATTGCACTTATATTATTACCAATAATTGCCCTATCTCTGATAGGGCTGGTCAGTGAGTTCATCCGAAACGATTTGGAGCAGTAACTACTCTCTAACTCTTTATCCCTGAACGAAGTGAAGGGAATAAAGAGTAAAGAGAGTAAGAGAAAGGAAAGCCGATAAGCTAACGACCCTAGCGTAAACAAAAAACTAAACACAATTTTTGAAAGGATTGTAAACAATGGCAAACAGAGTAGATTTTAGTACAGAGACCGTAGGAAAAATGTTGAAGGCAGCAGCGAAAGCAGCTCACAAAAACATAAATGCCCACACACCTATGAACAGACCAAAGATGGTTCGTTCAGTGTGGTTCAACAGAGGCTATGCAGCAGGTGTAGCCGCAGCTACAGCTGAAGCTGAGAAAAAGTTTCGAGTTGGAGACAAGGAGCTTGTAGCTCCTGATGGTGAACCGATTGTGGTTCAGCTTACAGACTCAATGGAGTCTGTTGAGCCAGAGATTGATGTCGTTGATGTCGTTGATACAACGGCAGATGAGGGAGCCATCATAGATGAGGATGACCAGAAGAGACTGTTAGATATCCTAGCAGCTTTTGGCAAAGCCAACGGCCTTGACCCCATCAAGGCATAACAGGGACTTAAGCGTAAGTGTGTCATGCGAATGGCATACTTGCGCTTAACTTTCCGACAGTGTATAGTTAATCTTGAAAGGATTACAAATGACAACAGCACAAACACATGTAATGACAGTCCCACAAATCACCGATAGGCTAACAGCGTTAGCTGATTTTCAGCAGAGTTGTGTCGATATGGTAGTACCATCTCATTCAATCACCGCTCAGGTGGGGCAAATTGGAGAGGCTTATGAGCCTCTTATCAATGTAAATCTAGGCATCGGAGATGCCTCGCAGTTCTTGGTTCACATACAGGACCATGCACATAATCAAATCTTCCAAACTGGTACTGATATCGGTCTCCACTATGGGAGAAAGCTGCTTACAGCACCAGACTTATGGGCTACCAATGTGAATCATTGGTTAAGACAGAAAGACGAAGACACTTCGTATCTCTTAAGAACCAGAAAAGATTTCTTACGATCTTTTCTGAGTTCTCGATACAAGATCGTAAACAATTACGATGTAGCGTTAACGACGCTACAAAAAGCGACTACAGTAGGAGCTTTTCCACACCGATTTGATGTATCTGATACTCACATGAGGCTCACATACTTAATGCCAAATCGAACCGTTGACTTGAATGACGGGGACACACACACATTCGGATTCAGAGTAAGCAACTCTGAGGTAGGCATGGGTGCTGTAGATGTGAAGCCATTCTTGTTTCGTTGGGTTTGTACCAATGGTTTAATCATGGGTACTAAGGAAGTTAAGCAGGGTGCTATGCACAAAGTACATAGAGGCTCCGACTTACCGTTAGGTCAGCTGTCTAGTCGTACAATCCTAAAGCAAGCAGAAGTAATTCTCAGCGAAGCTGAAGATGCCATTGAAGGTTGCCTTAGTGATGAGATGTTTAACACATGGAAGCGACAGCTTGAGGCTGCTAATGAAACAGCTTTAGCTGACGAGCCAGTCAAAATTCTAAAAAGAACTAAGTTCTTTACGGAAGCTGAGTCTACCAACATCTTGTATGAGTTAGCACAGGCGCAGCAAACAGTATTCGGTATGGTGCAGTCGATGACAGCTACAGCCCGTAACATGCATAGCGACAGGCGGCATGAGGTTGAGACTTTCGCTGGAAAGTATCTCAACGAGTTAGTGCCAGTTCGATAAACCAACTACTACTCTCTCACCCCTCGACCGAAGGGAGAGGGGTAGAGAGAGAGTAGTTGAGAGCTGGTAAAGGGGCTGAAGCAGCGCAGTTGTATGCCAACGAGCACCGTGTTTCAGTCTCTCTACCAACACTCAACTGTTGGAGAAAGGATTGCTAATGCAATTAGCAGGGAGATGGGACTGTGAAGAATGCGGTACGCCATACGATGGGAATCAAGACCCCGTGTGTACGTGCGATGACATCACTGACCCAGATCTAAAGTCGCTGTTAAGCGAGTGGTATGAGAATGCAGATGAAGAATGGTATCCAGAAGGGAGTGCGAGTGAAAGATAAAACAAATCCAATATTCACTGACGATGATACGCATACGTCAGATGATGAGGTAGCAGAATACATATGTATAGGAGGCGAGTCTTGGGGTGTAGGTCATACACCTAAGCAAGCTATAGATGCTGCGAAAAAAGCAGGGCTAGATAGAAAGTCTGACGTGTGGGCTGTATGGGAAAGCCTTATATCTCACGGGAGGATTAGGTTGATAGCCGAAACCAAATCTATAACAGTAGTTCCACCTATAGATATGGATTGGGATGAGTCTTTGTTTTGGGAATCTAAGTATAAACCTGCGCGATTGCGAATGATTGCGTGTAGTTCTAAGTTTTCTGTTCGGATAATACGAGTACGTACTAACCGAATTGAACGAGAACTCCGCAGGAAAATGCAGCTACAAGGGATAGATATAGATCCAACACAAGCCATAGAAGCAGTTGAAGAACTCTTGAAGGGAGACGCGAATGGAGATTAGTGTGAACTCTACAACGCAGAAACGTGTGACATACGACACGAATCATGTGTTGAAAGGTGAGAAGGAAAGCTCTGATAGGTATCTGTCAGTGCATATCAACTCACCCACTGTAGCTGAACTACTAGATATCTTACGTGTAGCAGCGGAAGAAGTAGGCGGTGACGCAGTGGTATGGAGTCAAATTTCAGACTCAAATAGGTGGTATATAACCTGCCGTGAGAGAACGGAGTTTGATGATGCCTAGACAATTACATAAATTAAATCTAGACATAGTGCTACCTGTAGAAATGGAAGTTGACGATATCGTAGAACTGTTTGAGCAGAGCTTCGATGTATGGTTAGCTGAGACATTTAACGGAGCAGTAGTGGGTGTAGATTTACACATGCCAGTAGCAGGACATGGCTGGAGAGAACGGTATCGTACAAATGTACGCTTAATGCTCACAGCACATCTTGATTCATGGCAAAAAACTCTGGAGAACTATAACGCAGGAAGCATGACACTAGGTAACACAGCTAAGTTATGTGGAGTCTCTCGGACTGCGGTATACCACTGGATACAAAGTAATAAATTGACAGGGCATAAGAACATAGAAGGCGAGTGGATGATTGACACTCAAGAACTAGATGCACTGGCGAAGGAAGGATCGTAGATGGCTGAGAAAATTGAGCCGAAAGTAAACACAATAACCTTTGGGATTGAGGGTATTCCATACTCACAAATCACACTGGATGCGAGTGACCCTGATGGTGGTATAGCTACCGCCTTGTCATGGCACATTGCATACACTGATGCGTTTGATGAAATTCAAGCAGCTCAGACAGGAGCGCAAGAGATTGTAGCCCAACAAGATGCACAAGCTGTGGAACCACAGGCCGAAGGCGGTCACATGGTACAGGAAGCGGTGGCTCTTGGTGGTGAGGAACGATGTCCCGATCACCCAGACCGTGACCCGAAGCCTAGCCAATACGGTGGTACATTCTGTACGTTCCCATTTAATCCACCACAAAAGGTTGAGTACCCTGACGGAACCGTTAAGGTAGTTAAGTTTTGTACGTGGAAAAGTCAGGTGAAGTCATAATGAGAACGCAACGTGAGATTATTCTCAAGGTTGTGTCTCAGTCTGCTGAGCCTGTCCCATCATGGAATCTACAGAAGGTAGATACATTTTGGGGTTGGCTTGGTACGTCTGGTGACCGAGTAGCTCGGTTAATGGCAGAGAATGGTGAGCTTGAACGAGTACGGAAAGGTAAATATGTGTACTACAGTGTGCCACAACCATCCAAACAACAGCGATTGTTGTAAGCCTGTAGAATCACCGTTACAGAAAGGGTTGCGCGAACGCAGAGAACGCATCGCTCATCTACCTGAGTTAGCTAGGTATGAGTACGTATGTGATGGTTGCGCTCGGTTTGTCTGGACTGATGGGTCTAGTCAATTCCTTTCCGAAACAGATACACCGTGTAGATGCATGGGTACAGTACAGGAGGACATACCTGTGCCTACTGACGAACCTGTGCAAGAAAGTGAGAGTACTGAATGGTGGAGAAAATAGAGTACGAGCGAAACCCTGACGGGTTATCGTACACGGAAGAACTTGAGGGAGGCGAAGCCTTACTGAAGTTCAAGGCCGAGAAGATTAGACTGGAAAAGACAGGCGCACATGCTGAGGTACAGATACTTATAAATGATGTACTCTTAGCAGCCGACCAGTTTAACCTGAGTCGTCTAGACCCTAGACAACGCATGGCTAACAAGGCACACAAGCAACTGAATACAGGCAAGACTGAGCTGATAAGCGCAGCCGCACTGAACCATAGGTTTGATGAGTTTTGTATCGGATTGTGGGATGCGAATAGCGCATCCACATTAGCAAGTTGGGTGAACATTGACGGTGAACTCTCTTTACCAGAGTACATAGTCAATCCATTCCTGTTAGCTAATGGTGCAGGAACCATCTTGTATGGGGAACCTGCGAAGGGCAAGTCATGGTTCACCATGATGCTTGCTCAAAGCATTCAACACAACATCGAGTATGTATTCGATGTACGTGGTAAACGTAATGTCATCTTTGTGAATCTTGAACGAGATGAAGATGGTGTCATACGTAGGATGCGAGCGGTGAACAGGGCATTGGGACTTGATTACAATCAAGAACCACTGATGATTAACCGCAAGGGCTGGACATTAGAACGTGTAAAGAACAGCATCGAGAAAAGTATTGAGCACCACAATGCTGAGCTAGTGATACTAGATAGTATCAGTCGTGCAGGATTGGGACTCACTAACGATGAAGATGCGAATGCAATCATGGATCACTTGAACTCGTTAGGCGTGTCATGGCTAGGGATAGCACATACACCTAAGAGTAATACCGAGACTGTGTTTGGTTCTCAAATGTTCTTAGCTAGTGCTGACGTAGTATGTCAACTGACAACTGAGGAACAATACCAAAACAATAAACTTGGATTGGCATTGCAAATCACAAAAGCAAATGACATCCCGAAGGTGAAGCTACCTATCTGGGCTATGGAGTTTGATGACTACGGTATACATACCATGCGTGAAGCATACGACGGTGAGTTCTTGGAGCTGACTGAGTTTGCTACATCACGCAAAGAAAAAGTCATAGAGTTCCTACGTGAGAACGGACCATCAACAGTGAAAGATATTTCAGCGTCGATGTCTATTCATAGGAGCACTGCAAGTGGCTTGCTCTCAGGTAACCCTGAGTTTGTAGCACTTGAACGTGATGGCAAGGAACAGATATACGGACTGACCAGTTTGCATCAATCATCAGCGCCAGCGCCTATTGATTATGACAAAGGGTATGAACGTAGTGTGCAGCAAAGTAGCTTCTAAGTGTTGAGTCGAACTCGATACGACTACTATCGAGTATAATAGTACCAACACTTACGGTCAAGCGTAGTGTATTGACTGTGTGAGTTTCGCTTAAGGCTCAACTCAACAGTAAATAGAGGTGTATATGAAAAGGTCTCCGTTAAAAAGGACAGGTAAACTTCGTCCTCGGTCTAAGAAAACTGAGGTGAAGTACAGGGAACGAAGAAAAATAGTTTCTGAGTTACTCAGTACCCGTACTAAATGTGAAGCTGACATAAAAGGAGTGTGCAGTAACAGGAGCGTGGATGTGCATGAGGTAAAAACACGGGGGCGTGGAGGCAGCATACTAGATGTAGATAATCTACGTTGTGTCTGTAGACCATGCCATACGTGGATTACTGAGCATCCAAAGGAATCACATGAGTTAGGTCTGGTAGTACATGCATGGGAGTAAGTATGGGATACCACAAGAATAAAGAAGTCGATAAAGAATCTGAGTTTGTGCCAAAGCGCAAAAAGATTAATCGGAATAACCGAAGGAGAGGAAAGGAGTATGAGCGTAGAGCCGCAGCCATCGTGGGAGGGAAACGAAACCTCGACAAATCCCGACCGCACACAGATGTCGAAACGGTGGATACAGTTTACGAGATTAAGTCAACTCAACAATCAGTACCCAACTGGTTGGAGGGGGCATACAAGCAGCTCGCACTGGCGGCAAAAGAATCGGGGAAGGTAGCAGGGGGAGTCATCAAGGTCTGGACTAGCGGAGCTAAGTCTCGGTTCTTTTTGATTACAGAAATCACAGATACACAGAAAGGATTATGTGATGGCAACGAACGGAGTGGGTCTGGAGACCCTGAGATCCCTAGTTAGAGGGATACTGAATGAGCGAGATGAGGTGTATGCACCTGACCTTGCTAAAGAATTAATGGCTACTCATGGTGATACAGACTGGTGGACATCTCTTAAAGATGATGTGTTCGACAATGCTGTATACAGCGAAGTAGTAAAAGTGATAGGCGCACAACGTAGAGCAGGACAGAAAACTGTGTACGGTGACAGGGCTATCACTGCAAACAAGATGGTAGACCGCATAGAAAAGATGCGCACCTCTCGTATGGGTGGCATGGAATGGATTGGGGATAGGTACAAACGCATTAGTGAAATGACTAAGGCCGATGTCTATTCAGCAGCAGAGTTACGACGAGAACGTGGTGACCTACACAGTAGGTATGCAATGTTCTGGGAAGCTCTCGCAAGGAAGATGGATGATTCACAAGTAGTATCTGATATTGCTAGTGAAGAAGACCTCGACGCACTAAACGAATTAGTCACAGGAAAGGAAGACTAAAACAATGGCAGGTATATTCGCGAAGAAGGCAAACATTTGGAACCACTACAAGGTAACTATTTCATTACGTGAAAAGCTCATGGGTGGTGTACCAAAAGACCCGAAGATTATTGAGGGTTGGTTGAAAACAAAAATGGGAACTTCCAATGAGGAAGAAACCAAACAACAGCTGTATAACACATTGCTTGAGCTAGGCTATGACCTAGCTAAGCGTGAGGAATACGAAGATGAGAAGGGATTAGAGCGACTCATTGACATGCAGAACGATGCATCAAGTGACCTCGCTGCCGTCAAGAATACAAACGGGTTCAAGTTTGATGAGCGTGGTTTGTACATAGAAGGGCGACAACTGAAAGCTGCACTCAAAGAATCTACAAACATTCTATGGGGTGGTGTACGTACTGGTCCTACGAAGAAAGGATTCAAGAGCTTTATCTCAGAACGCCTGATGGTCATAGAGGACAAGGTGTATCTAGGGATACAAGAACCTGATGGTATCGAGACTGTGATAGGTCACGTTACTGGACCACAAGGTCCACGTAGTACATTAGGCTACTCGGAGTATGCGTATCGACCAACCTTAACATTCCATATTAAAGAGTTGAAGGTACTTCAGACTGGACAAAAGCTAAACGATAAGGGTGGACAACCTGCGTTAACACTTGACCAATACGGAGAACTGCTGACTTGTATGGAAGAACAGGGCATCGGAGCTATGCGCTCTATGCAACATGGTCGCTTCGATACAATGGCACTTGAGCCAGTAAGCATAGACGATGTACCAGAGACATCTGGTATCGTTGCCGAAGCAGAGAAGGTGGTGCTCGAAGCAGCTAAGTCCTAACATAATGGGGAGGGGGCATACCCCCCTCTCCATACCGACAAAACACTACATAACTTGACTGCGCAGAACTACACATAACGACAAAACGCTACCCGCCGTCACTCAACTAACCGACAGAACGCAACGCGCCGACATTCATCTAAACTCTACACGCCGACGGAACGAGACCGCACCACACACTCAACGGCACAGTACTGGTCGACAGGACGGAACCAGACAGCACGAAACGGTATTCCCCTAATCACCACCTACCGACTATTCGGTACGCGTTCTCACGGGTCAGAACATATTGACGAAACCAAACAAAACGGAACTAGCCTCTCCGACTATCCGACCCCTGCCCTCACGGAACATTACTCATCGACATTACTCACCGCTTCCTGTCGGATCATTTCGACACTCCAATGCGAGACACGTCCTGTCCATACCATACCTACCGACCTTACACTCCCCATCGCCTCCTTCCATCCCGACAATACAGGATAAAATATGTACAGAAAGGATATACATATGAAGGTAACAAACAGGCTGAATTTACCACAGCCAATAGTAGAAGTACTAGCATCAGATAACTACTCGAAGGGTAGTGCTGACTTTAGTGCAACAGAACTCATAGATTCACCTCGTGTGAAGCAGCTTACAAAGCGACACTATGAGGACATCACAGTAGACTGTGCTGATTTGCTCTATCAGTTTGATGGCAAGGCAGTGCATTCATTACTGGAACAAGCCGAAGTCTCAGAAGACGTAGGCTTGATTGAGAAACGCCTTGAAGTACAGGTGGGTACGTACACTATCTCAGGGGCTATCGACTACTACGATGTGAAGCGCGGAGTCATACAAGACTACAAGCGTGTGTCCACATGGGAAGTAGTCATGGGTATCAAGGAAGAACGAGAGCAGCAACTCAACATCTATGCTCACCTAGCTAGAGAGAATGGTTGGGCAGTTAATGGGCTAGAGATTGTATATCTGTTCCGTGACTGGTCTGAAGCCAGAGCTACTCGTGAGAAAGATTACCCACAGGACAGGGCGCAGCGTGTAGACATACCACTGTGGTCAGCGTCAAAAGCTCGGGAGTATTTAGAGTGGCGTGTCAATCTACATGCTCAAGCATCTGAAGAATCTGATACCAATCTACCTCTATGCCTACCACATGAGAGATGGGAAGAACCCACTACCTATGCGGTAATGAAACAAGGACGCAAGAGTGCAGTACGCGCGACAGATGAGAAGGGGGATAAGTTTCTCTCTCAGGAAGCAGCTACTACATGGATGAACTTGAATGTAAAAACTCGTTCAGACCATCATGTAGAGACTCGCATAGGTGAGCCACGCAGATGTCTCAAGTACTGTAACGTAGCTTCGTTCTGTAATCAATGGAGTGATTGACTGTGAGAGGCAGGTAAACATTTGACTATCGCGGTGGCGATACCTCTCACACCCAACCAGAAAGGATTGCAAGTAGTGGTGTAAAAGGCAACCACACTTAACAACTAGTTCTAATATAGCAGGTTTTTAGTGGAGGGGGGAATGGGTGGAGACCAACCCCCTCCACTAAGCACTGAAGACAGGCTAGAGGGTAGCCTGTAAACATAATAAACTATGTGTTACTTTTTTGCTTTAGCTTTCTTGGGTTTAGGTGCATCATACACAGCAGGTACACCTACCGCACTTGCTTTCTTGCCGTTCTTTTCGATACTAGCCATTACTTCTTCTCCTTTTTCATAAATCGACCTGTCTTTGGGTCGCGCTTTAATGTTACTAGACTAGCAGAATCATCTCCCACTAGCTTCTGAGCTACACCTGACTTAACAACACTAGCAAAAGCACTGACTACTACTGTAGCTATCAGAGCCATAGCATCCATGTCTATATCAGCGATGCTCATACCTGCCGTCACCCCCACCGCAGCTTGCACTGCGGTTGACGCGGCACGTTCCAAAATATCCCTATATTCTTCGTTCATTAGTTCTCCATATCATCTACTAGCCCCATTGCAGAATCAAACGCATCCTTTAACGCGCTTTGAGCAGCATCTATCTGATCCATAGATGTCTGTACTTGATCCATTAAGGCTAATTGCTGTTTATTAACATCGCCTGTAGGCGGTTCCCCTAGAAACTTAAAGGCATCGTTCAGCCCTTTAGACCTAGAGAAGTACGGGTTATCTGCTACCGTACAGCCCCAATGTAAATGGGGTCCAGTTGATTGCCCTGTAGAGCCAATCTCTCCTATTTGTTGTCCGACACTGACGGATTCAGAGCGGCGGACACTCGGCGCGGCATTGAAATGAGCGTATAAAGTGTACCCAATAAGACCACCAGTGCTGTCATTGTGACGCAGGAAAACAGAGTTACCAAAGATAGCCGCCACATTTTTCCTCCACGCGACTGTTTCTTCAGTCGTGAATACATCATTAACTACTCCATCCATAGGTGCGTACACAGGTGTTCCGATAGGAGCAGCAATGTCATTGCCCGAATGCCCCTTACCTGAACTTAGTTCAGGTCTTAAAACACCGTAGAAACTTGATACAGTTCCGCTTACAGGAAAGCCAGAGTACGTTAATCCATCTAAAGTTCCTGCGAAATTTAGTCTTGCCATCTTCTATCTCCAATCCCCATTCTATAATTATTAATAGCAGTAATACAACCAGTAGCCATTCGATACACGACTCCTAGCTCTTTAATGTTTTAGTCCCACCATAGTATTCCACAGCATGACCATTCTCTATTAACGCGTCGTTGAGATTCACTCCGTCGCAAATCAATTCTCCCAAAATTCTCCCGTACTTTCCCCTCCCATGACTCACCAGTATTATTTCCTCAGCCTCAGATACCATGTGCTTGGTGAATTCCTTTGCTAGTAATCCTTTGGCCTTGATAGACAAATTTTTTGTCCTGCTCTCCCATGTGTCGAGTCCCATTAGTCTTATTCTTTGGCCTGATAACCACACATCGAACCCTAAATCTATATGCACATCCACTGTGTCGCCATCAACGACCCTGTCTAGAGTTACCTTATACTCATACATCAATCATCCCTCCTGCGTATATCAATCTCATTGCTAAACGCTTCAAATAATTTACCCAACCCCATCGATACAGGTAGGCTGAGAACCGCGAGCGCCGTCAAAAGCCCCTCAATATTTTGTAAAGTTTCTACGTTACCTGTAGCTGACCAGATAATCCTAGCTCCTAGAGCCAACCAAACCATGACTACGGGGACAAAGATGATCCCCACCAATAGCTGAACGCCTGTAATGGTAGTGCCACTACTGGTTTTTTTAGGCTCGTCATCTGTCATGGCAGCTCCAAGCGTCCCACCCTTGTATTTCCCAGATCTCATACGCGGCCTGTGCGTTGTCTACGGGTCTAAACAGGTGGTACTTTTTAGCCAGCTCAGGCCAGTACCCTGTGTTTATTTGAAACAACCCAACGGAAATACCTGTCCCAATCCCTATGTCACCTATGGCATCTATCCTGCCTGAGCTTTCACACATCATTAGATCATACAGCTTCACAGCATAAAAGTCGTCGTAAAACCAACGGTCTATTTCTTCTACGTAGTACATATGTGCTGTTACATACGAACGCCAACTTGTTTGTGCTAATACGTTAAGCAATTCCCATCGAGACAGAAAAATTAAATCATTCGCAGCAGTATCGGTAGAAAGAGTAATGTCTTTAGTCATCCTCGCACCTATACCCTCGCTGAGCGGCGTTACAGGGGCCATTACGAAGGGTGTGTGTACTTGCACAATAGACGGAGGGGGTACTGCATACGATACA